GTGCCCCGGAGACGGGGCCGACACCTGCACCGACGCCGACTCCAGCACCTGACCAGCAGACGACACGCCCTCCACCCGATATGTCACCGGCACACCCACCGGCAGGTCATAGTCCAGCACCCGCGCCGACGTGCCCAGCACCACATGACGGCCACGCACCAGCACCTCCACGCCACGCCACGCACGCCACACCCGCAGCGACACCGCACCGTCAGGCACCTGCGACACCAGCATGTCCAGCCACGGCGGCGACTGCACCACCAGCGGAGCCAGCAGCATCAGCGTCTCCTCACCGTCGAGGCCGACCTACGGCCAGCCAACTCGATCCGGGCATCCACGAATCTTTCGATACCGGTCGTCGGGTCCACCATGACGATCCGGGCACCAGCCAGACCGGCAGCAACCGCGTCCGCGACGCCGGATGTGTCGAGAACTGGGGTGGTGTGCGAGATGCCGCCACCGGCGTAGGTGCGCATCCCAATCAGGCTGGCCGTCTCCCGGAGGATCGACTGCGCTCGAGGGCGGCGCCAGTCGTTGGCGAGCGGAATGTACGCCTCGCCGCGCGTCTCCGGCTCGGCCCAGATGCGCCAGTCGCCCGCTCGCGCGATCTGCGGCAGGTGCCCGTTCGCCCGGTCGGTGTACAGCCCGCCAGAGGCGTTGATAGTTGCCCTGTTTCCGCCGCCGACCATCTCCCGGCCGTCCTTGGAGACATGGACTTTGATCGTGGCAGTGCGGGTCCGGGCTGCGTCCGCCAGGAGCCGGTTCGCGGTCGCGAGGTCGCCCCGCTTCACGGCGGCGAGAATGCTGGTGCGCACAGTGTCGGGCACGCCGTCAAGCTTGGTTTTCCACTGCTTCAGGCGCGCATCGGCGGCCGACTTCTCCAACTGGACAGCGGTGCTGATGTTCTTCGGTGTCTTGAACAGCTGGTCAATGTAGGCGACTGCCGCGGCCTTGCTCCCGAGGTATTGGGTGGCGACCTTGATCATCTGGTCGCGGTACTGGCCGTGGATAGCGATGATCGACTCGATCGACTCACCCTGTTTGGTGCGTTCCTCGATGTCGCGCTGCGCATTGCTGACCATGTCCAGCATGACGCGGTTGTTCGCGATGCCAGCTTCGGTCGTCCGGTCGAACGCGCTCTTGGCCTGGGCGTGCCCGCCAGCGACCTTTTCGGCCCACTCCTTGGCGGCCTTGCTGCCGTCCAGCACGGACTGGTTGAAGCCGAGCTGTGCGTCGAGCATGGCGACGGCAGCGTTGTTGGCGGCGAACAGGCTGTTGACATACTCGTCATAGCTTCGGGTCGCGGTGTCGGTGGCGGCAGAGAGTTCCTTCTGCTGTTTCGTCAGCGCCTCGGATGTCGAGCCTGCGTCCTTGGCGGCGATCTGGGCGGACCGGACGGCGATGGGGATGTCGCCACCCATCCAGCGCACGAGGTCCTCGTTGGACAGGTTGAGCAGGTCGGTGTATCCCGTCGCCTCAGCCAGCGCCGACGCCTGCGCCCGCAGCCCCTCCGCATAGGTCGGGAACTGGCGGATGAGAGAATCGTTATCGACACCCTGCTTCTTGGCCGCCTCGGCCATGCGGGCGAACGCGGCGGCGGCCTTGTCGGCGTGGCCGGTGCCAACCATCTGGCCGAGCGCCTGATCTGCTCGCCGGAAGCCCTCTTCCAGTTCCTTGAGTGCGCCCAGATTGGCCGATGCGCCTGCAAAAAGGTTGGCCATCGGGTCAGAGCTGTTCCGCAGGTCATCCCACTTCCTCAGCTGCTCGAACGCCCCTTCGACGCTCAGTTCGATCTTCTGCCAACCCATGCTCGTCTGAGCCGCGAAGTCTTGGCGAGACATTGCGGCGGCGGCGGATTCAGTGGACAGGGCCAGCTGATCCATCAACGAAGCGGTTTGCTCAAGCGTCGGTTGACCAACCCTGACCTTTTCAAACACCATGGAGGCGACTTCGAGCGCCACGAAGGCCAAGCCCACAGCGCCAGCGGCCCTCCCCATAGCTCCCAAGGCGCCGATGAACTTGGGCTGGGCTGCCTGCAACGCCAAGAGCGCGGTACGGAACTCGACAGCCGCCGTCGTGGCCTTCATGACGAGGCCAGCGGCCAACGCGAACCCGCCAAACGCGGCCAGCAGCTTGAGGACCGAGGCGGCCATGGTCGGATGCTCAGCAACCGCGTTGATCAGTTCGGTCAGCCACTGCACGACGCTCCGCAATGGGGCTTGGGCGTCTGTGCCCATCTTGATCAGCAGTGTCTCCCACGAGCCGCCGAGCACCTGCAAATCGCCGTTCAGGTTGTCCATCAGGCCTGCGGCGACACGGGCCGCGTAGCCGGAGTCGTTGACGTTGTCGACCCACTGCTGGATACCCTCAGCGCCCTGCTCGTACAGCACCGACGCGTTGCGGATCGCGAACGAGCCGAAGATCGTGGACAGGGCCGCCTGCCGCTGCTCCACGGTCAGGTCGCCCAGCTTGTCCTTGAGCTGGCCGGCGAGGTTGGTGATGCCCACGAATTGGCCCTCGGCGTCGTAGGCGGAGATGCCGAGCTCGTCCATGGCGCGCTGCGCCTCTCTGGACGGCTTCGCCAGGGCCAGCAGCATCGACTTGAACCCGGTGCCCGCCTCGGCACCGATCATGCCCGTGGAGGCGAACGCGGCGAGAGTGCCGACGGTCTCCTCGATGGAGACGCCGAATTGGGAGGCGACGACGCCGGACTGCTTGAGCGCCTGCCCCATGTCCCCGACCGAGCCCATGGCCTTACCAGCTCCTGCGGCGAGCAGGTCCGCGACATGCCCAGCGTCCTTGCCCTTCAGCTTGAACTGGACGAGGGCGGCGGATGTTGTTTCAGCGGCGTCGGCGACGCTCAGCTGGCCGGAGGCAGCGAGGTTGAGTGCGCCCCGCAAACCGCCCGACAGGATGTCAGCGGTGGACACGCCAGCCTTCGCCAGCGCCGTGATGCCGTCGGCGGCTTCGGTGGCCGAGAAAGCAGTGTCGCGCCCAGCGTCGAGCGCGGCCTTGCGCAGGCCGGCGATCTGTCCACGGGCCTCCTCGCCAGTGGCGGCAACCTCCGCCATCGACTGCTCGAACGATGCCGAGGCGCGGACGGCCATCGCGACCCCGGCCATGGCGGCGGCGCCGAGGCCGATCATCGCAGTGCCAGCGCGGCGCCACCCCTCCGTCTGAGAGGCCTTCGCGGTCGCCGCGCCCAGAGTCTCCACCGACGCCTTCGCGCGACCCAGCGCCGCCGTGAATCCTTCCACAGAGGCAGCGAGAATGACCTTGACATTGCGATCAGCCATCAGGGCCTCCCTTCGGGGTGCTCGAACGCGAACCACTTGAGGTGGTGGGTGGGGACGGGCTGGTCATGGTTGGCAGCCTCGAGGGCCTTGACGTGCTTGCTCTGCACCTGCTCCAGCACCTCGCAGGGGCGGCAGCGATACATGCCGACGCGCCACCGTGGCCGCTTGTCCGGCTCGGCGTCGTTGTCCCACAGGCCACGCTCGTAGGGGGTGCCGCAGCCGGGGCAGCACTGCTTCTCCCACGCGTCGAATGCGATCCACAGCGACCGCTCCCACGCGTCGAACTCGGGGTCACGGGTGGTGATGGTTGTGCCGTCGGGGCGGGTGGTGGTGACCGTGGTCGGCTCCCACCCGTTGAATCGGCGCAGGCTGACCCCCAAGCTGCGGGCGATCGCCAGATCAGTCCGCAACTCGGCGTCAGAGGCGACAACCTCAGCTACATAGGAAAATCCGGCAGCTCACCGAGGATCGCGTTCAGCTTCGCGTTGTGAGCCTCCAGCTCGGGAAGCTCCATGTTGTCCACGAGATGCGAGAACCGGGCCTCGTCAATGTCGGCGATCGTCTCACCGTCGAGGGTGGTGGCGTGGGTGAAGCAGCGGCGCATGAGGTTCCCGTACACGTCGGTCGCGGGGCCCTCGGTGTCGATGGTGCCGTAGAACTCCCTCGACTCGGCGGGGAGCAGCGCCCGGTAGTGGATGAGGATCGACGCCTCACGCAGAGCGGCGCGGGCCGCTTGCACAGCCTTCTCGGCCGCCTGACGCCCCGACGGCTTGGCTCCGAGCGATCCCGTCTTGGGTGCGTCGTCACCGGAGGGGCAGGCGTCCAAAGCGTTCTTGGCGGCCTCCCAGGCCTCCCACAGAGCGGGGTCCAGGCAGACAGGGGCGGTGGTGGTGCGCCGGATGCTCGACTTCACTCGGGCGTCCAGCAGCTGGGCGTACTTCGATTCAGACATGGTGGCCTCTCTGGAGTGCAGCCGCCCCCTACACGCGAGGCCATGCGGTAGGGGGCGGCTGCGGTTGGGGGGGGGAGGGGTGGTCAGGACGCGATCGTGACGAACAGGCCGGAGTTGCGACCCTCGACGGCGAGCGCGACGCGGAGTTCGTACACGGAGCCCTCTTCGACACCGATGGGTACGAGATCGGCGGCGGCGACACGGGCCTTGATGACCTGAGCCTTCTGAGACGATGCGGCCGGGGTCGTGTGCTTGAGTCCGGGGCGGTGGATCAGGTAGACCACCGAGTCCTCCACGAACTTCGCCGAGATCGTCTCCGACTGGGGGTCGCCGATCTTGATGGTGAGCGGCTCAAGGTTGTACTCGCGATTGCCGACCCTCTTCTTCGCCACCTTGTCGCACAGGTACTGCGAGCTGACGTAGGACACGTCGGTGGAGATGCCGAACGCCTTGATGGAGCACTGGATCGCGGTGCCCGCGTTGTACTCGGCGACGGTAGGCTCGTTGATGTCAGCGACGGCGGGGGCGACGATGACGGCAGAGTTCTCCAGGACTTCGACGCCGTCGGGATTGAACACGGTGAGAGACATGAGATCTCCTTATTAGATGCTGGTCTTGAACTTAGGGTGAGCGGGGTTGCCGTTGGTGTCGACGGCGGGCGACTTGAGTGGCTTGTAGCGGGCCTTGTCAGAGTCCGCGAGGTCGGCGGAGATGGTGATGTGGTGTCCGGTCGCGGTGTCGCGGACACGCACGACGCTCACCCCGGTTCGGGTGACAGCGGCCATGTCGGCGTCGGTCGCCTCGGCCTCCTCGGCCTCGGTCGTCTCGATCTCGACCGGTTCGGACTGGTCGGCGGCTCGGGTGGTGGTCATAGCTGGTTCCTTCTGATGCGGACGGTGAAAACGAGAGTCGTAGACATGCGGACGTCGCCAGCAGGGCCCTCGGTCACCAGTGGCCCGGATGATTCCTCGACCATCGCCGAGTCGGCACCGAACGGCTGGCACCTGTTGAGGGCGGTGCGGACGATCGTTACCGCGTCCCGGACGCCGGGGCGGGTGCGGGCCACACACACGGCGTTCACGTCGACCCTGATGTGCGCCGACGGGGCACAGATGCGGCGCTCCGACTCCAGACCGGTGTCGTAGTACAGACATACGTACCGGCCCGGTGGGGTCGCTGGCGGTTCCCCGTCATAGACGGTGAGGGCCGGGATGCGTGCCGCGAGGTCGTCGTGCAGGCTCACAGGATGTCCCCCGCGATCTGCTCAATCCGCCTCACGTAGGCGTCCTTCTTGGCTGCCAGCGCGGGGCCGAGGAACGGCTGCGGACCGTGCCGGGAGGTACCGAACTCCTGGAACACGCCGTGGCGCGCATCGGCGGCCACGACAGCGACGAGACCCTTGGCGTGGCTGACGATCGAGTTGGCGAGCGCACCGGATCGGCGCGGAGCGCGGCTCTTCGCCTCCGATGCCACCTCCCTGCCTGCGGCGGCGGTCGCCTTGATGACCTCTTGGGTGACCTTCGACGACGCCTTCCCGAGGTCGACGGCGAGCTTCGTCAACTCCGCATTCTCGGTCATGGCGTCTCGATCACCGATGCGGTGAAGCGGCGCTTGACGACGCCGAGACCGTTCTGGCGGACTGTCTCCACCGTGAACCGGGCGCCGTCGAGAGACGGGTCGCGGGGGCAGTGGTTGACGACCATGACGTGACCCTCCCTGAGTGCATCTACCCACCACGGCACCGAGCAGCGGTAGGCGCGGGACGTGACGGGCTGCTGACCCGTTGATGTCACCTGCCCGGCCATGGAGCCGGGATCGACAGCACCGACGCCGGCGTAGACCTCGGGGCCGAACATCTCCGCCTCGGAGCCGTCCACGAACTCGTAGCGGCGATGGGTGTAGATGGTGACGTCGCAGTCCATCTCCGACTGGGCGTGAGCGCGGAGGGTGTCGAGGGCGTCGCGGGTGACCTCACCAAGCAGCATGACGGCCTGCCTGATAGGCGGGGTTGATGCTGAACGCCTCGGACCCCCGTCCGCGATCTGGGGCCAGCAGGTCCCAGTGCGCGGCGGTGATGCGGAACCAGCCCGTGTCGGCGGTGTCGTACCGCACCGACGTGGACGAGTCATCGACAGCGACCTGAGTTGCTGTGACGCCTCGCCCCGGCGAGGTGAGGCGGTCGGCGACCACCTCGGACACCACCAGGGCGAGGGCGTCACTGTCGAGCGCCTCGAGGGGGCCGAGGCGGTCAGCGATTATGCGTTCAACCACCGCGATCCACCGCTGAACGAGGACTGTCTCATCGCCATCGAGGCTCGCCCTGCGGGCGGCGATGCGGACGTCCTCGACGGTGGTCACTTCGACCGGCCCCGCGTGGCAGGCTTCGGCTTCGACGGGGCCGGGTCGTCGGCGGCCAGCAGATGGTCGCCGATCATCCCCTCAGCCCAGTCAGGTACCGCGTCGCCACTGCGGAGCGCCACCGGCTGACCAGAGTCAGGGTGGCGCACCACAGTGGTAGCGATGAGAGTGCTCATCACAGCACCTTCACGGCCATCGACAGGTTCGCGTTCGCGAGGACCGGCAGCGCGATCGCGTCACCGACCACCTCGGCGATCATCGGCACCGTCTGATGCCGCCACAGCCCTGCGACGAGACCCGGCATCTCCGCATCGACGAGCGAGAACTTCGGATCGGTCGCGGTCAGGGTCTGACCCCAGAACGTGGCACCGAGCTCGGTCCCGTTGTAGTCATCGATGGCGGTCGGCTCCGGCAGGAAAAGCAACGTGTCGTCAGGGATGACGCGCCCGCTCTTCGTGCGCCGGTCGTAGATGATGATGTCGGGCAGGCCGGCTGAGGACACGATGCCGCGAACATCCTGCTCCATCGGGCGGCGGAACGCCCCAGCAGCGGTCTGGCCCTGCATGACCTTAAGGCCGGAGAGGGCGCGGAACACGCGGCGCGACATGACGATCGCGCCGGGGTCGGTGCCGTTGCGGGTCGAGTACAGGTCCATCCACGTCTCGAGTTGGGTCAGTCCGTCCGTGGTGTCGGTCGACCAGAGGCTGTTCGCGGTGATGGTCAGGTCGGCGTCTCGACCGAAGTCATCGCTGGTCTTGTAGTTCGACTGCGTGATGGTCGCCTTGCCGGTGGCGAGCACAATGCCGCGCATCCGCTCCACCGCGTCAGCGATAGCCAGCACGCACCGGTCGGCGGCGCGGTAGCTCGCGTTACGGACCGAGTCGTCGGAGGCGTTCCGGTGCCGCAGCTGGGCGTACTCGCTGACAACCTCCTTGCGAGAAACGGCGGGCAGCTCGATGATGACACGACCCTCGGGCGGGGTGTCGCCGAGCTCGGGCTCGGCGTCGTAGGCGCGCCACTTCGCCTCATCCACGAGACCGTTCTGGCCCTTGTGGAAGCGGGCGGAGATGTCGTCCACCTCCCGGTTCGGGAGGAACTGGGCGAGCGAGCCCTTGCGGCGCTCGATGGCCGACAAGCCCTCACGGACATAGCCGGTGAGCTCGGCAGGGTCGATCAGGTCAGTCCACAGTTCAGCCATGGATCAGCCCTCCTTCACGAGGTCGAACTTCGACGCGTCGGAACCGGTTTGCGGCTCGACGTGCGCCTTGGGGAGCTTGGAGACGTTGATCGAGCCGTGCCACACGACGGGCACCGCGAGATCAGAGACCCCATCGGTAGCCTCGTCGGAGAACAGGAACCCGAGCTTCTCGCCCGAGGCACCCGTCCACGGCTTGATCGCGCCGAGGTTGGCGATGTTGAGCTCCAGGCCGGACGGGAAGAACCCCTTGGGGTAGTGCCCATCGGTCAGGCTGGTGCCCTTGGTGAACTTCGACACGTCGAGCGTGCCGGTGTGGTTGTTGACAATTGCGTGAGCCGAGGCGAGCCAGGAACGATTCCCGCCCGAGAACGACTCAACCTTCATGCGAGGCATGGTCACTCCTTCTTCTGATGTAGTTGCCGGTAGGCGTCGCGGCCCGCTTGAACGGTGCCGCCCTTGTTGGAATCGCCCCCACCTCGCCCGATGGACGGGTCCGGCTTGGGGCCGCGGGGCTTCGCGCCGTCGCTGTCGGTGTTGTCGGCGGGTGCCAGCCGCGCCGCGAGGGTATTCAGCTGGTCTTCGCTGGTCGTCGCGACCAGAAGTTTGATGTCGGCATCGTCGGTGATGCCGTGGGAGCGGGCCGCCCGTTCGACGGCCAGTTCGTGCTGCATGTGCTGCATCTGCGCCGCCACGTCCTCGACCGTGACTTTGGTTGGGTTGGGGGCTTCAACGCCGGCGATCGCAGCCAAGCCGCGCTTCAGTTCCGACACCTGCTGCTCGAGCGCCTTGCGTCCGTCGCGTTCCCTCTGGAGGGCGCGGAGGCCGCTGTCGCCGAGCTTCTCGTCGGCCTTGTCGGCCTTGTCGTCATCCTTGGGCGCCTCGGGGGCCTTGCTGCCGTCGGAGGGTTCCTTGGGGGCCTCTGGGGCGCTGTTGTTGTCGGCCAGCATCGTGAAGCCGCCGAACAGGGCGCGGTGAGTGTCGATGATCTGTCGCAGATCGTCGGGCGTGTGGTGCGGCATCGTGCCACCTCTCTGGGGTTGGATGCGCTGACCTCGCTCAGCGCATGTACTTGTGTTTCCGCAGTAGCTGGATCGCCATGTCCTGGTCGTCGCCAGCCTTGGCGTAGATCGCCTTCGGGGTCCAGCGCTCCATCCCGCGAGCGCCGTACATGGTGCGGGTGCCGTTGGCACGCAGCACCGACTTCGTTTCGCCGTCCCTGGTGATGCGGACGGCGGTCTTGGCGTTGATGACTTGGTTGATGTCAGCGCCGTCCTCGATCGCCCGGAGCTGGGCTCGGGTGAGGTCTTTGATGTCGGACACGTCCAGCGGCGGCATTGAGGGCTTGTCCCGGTCACTGACAGCCACCAGACGCCCATCGCAGCCGGGGTGCCGCGTGAACGACCTCGCGCCGGGCTTAAACAGCTTCCCAACGAGAGCCGCGCACCGCTGGCACATCGGGGCGGGGTCCACGAACGTCAGCGACGTGCGAGCCCTCCCAGTCGCCCCGACCATGGCGGCGTTACGGCCAGCTTCCGACACAGCCCAGTGGGCCATCGTCTGCGCCACCCTGCCGCCAGCGGCCAACTTCTGAGTGACCGTGCCCGGCGTCGCCCTGGCTGTGATGACAGCCGGATACAGGAGGGCGGGGATTGTGAGAACTGCCCCTGACGTGGGGGTCTCCGCCCATCCGCCGAACCCAGCCGGGTCGACCTCCGCCAACGCCTTCTCTGGGTATCCGGAGCGGTACAGGTCGTCGTCCACGCTGGCAGCGCCAGCAGCAGCGGCACCGATCTGCGCGGCCACCACCAATCGAGACAGATTCGTCAGCTTCAACTGCCATTGAGCAGCCCAGTCGCCGCTCGCGCGGATCGTGCGCCACTCGCGGCCCACCATCGTGGCAGCGGCCCGCGAACGGGCCAGCATCGCCTTCTCAGGCGACTGTGGTGACATCGCCCGGAGCCGCCATCAGCGCCTGCACCAGCGGGTCGGCATCCTGCTCGAGGAAGTATGCGCGCTCCTGCTGTTTGCGTCCCTCGTCCCATCCCAGTTCGTCCCACACGCCCTCGCGGGACAGGATCGGAACCCCGCCCGCCATCTTCGTGAGAGCATCGGCTCGCTGTGAGTAGGTGGGGGTCGCGGGATCGCGCCACAGCGCCCGGATCTCGTTGCCGGGCAACCATTCGCCGGTGCGGAGACGTTCCCGCAGGCCCATCACCCACGCCCACGAGTCGCCGTCGTGGACGTTCATGCGCTCGACGTTGCGGATCAGGCGGGCCTCATCGGCGCGGATCGCGCCCTCCGACGCCGGATTGACGGTGTCTTGGCCGAGGTAGCGGGTCGGGAGCCCCAGTACCCCGCCACACCAGCGCAGCATCGCGTTCACCGCGTCGGTAAAGTTCGACAGTTGCGCCGCGTCCCACGACCCGAACCGGGCGTCCTTGTTCGACGTCACCTTGAGGATGGTCATGTAGGCCTCCCATGTCGCCATGGGTTTACCTGTCTTGGGGTTGATGAAGTCGTCCTTCTTGACGCCAGCAGCCCACCGGTGGGGCCACGCCAGCGCCTCAGCACCGACCTGAGTGTTCGTGATGATGCGGGCGATCGCGTCCGTCATTGGGATCACGTCCGCCATCTCTGACACGCCAGTCCAGCGGCCCGTGCGGGGCCGGTTCAGGAACATTACGACCGGCACTCGGCCAAGGTTGTGCTCGTCGGGGTCGAACTCGTCGGCCCAGTCGTGGCCGTCGCGGATCAGGTAGCGGCTCTTGTTGGGCAGGTACAGGGTGGCGCGCTGCCGGTCATCGTCGCCGGTGTAGGTGCGCAGCGCGGCAGTCATGCGGCGGCGGGGGTCGATCTCGACCGAGAACGCCTCGGGCGACTCCACGGTGATCAGCGGCTGATCAGGGTCGTCGGGGTTGGTTGACACAGCCGCGAAACCGCGACCGAAGGTGCGGCAGTCCTTGTGCAGCAGCGATGACTGCGAGGGTAGGTTGTTGTACTCCCACGCCTCCTGCAAGCCGCGGTCGATCTTGTCGGAACCCGACCGCTGGAAGGCGCGCAACTGCTGGCGGCGCTCCGGCTCATCCACAGCCATGCGTGGAACGTTGATCGCGACCTCGAACATCCGCAGTTCGGGCGGCACGGCGAGACCGATCACGTCGATCTTCTGCAGGCCCTCGTAGTACATGTCGAGGTGCTTGTAGTCGCGCCTGATCTTCGGGGTCTTGCGGTGGAGGCGGTTCAGGACATCAATGTCACCCATGCCCACCTCCATTCATCGTCTAGGCGAAGCACCACACGGCGCTGTTCTGTGAGTCGTCATCGGTCCAGTCGGTGGCCAGCACAGCCCGTCTCGCCGCGTACGCGAGGGCGTCTGCCACTACGACGTCGATCTTGCGGGGGCTGTTCGGGTACTCCTTGCGGATCAGCCGGTACTGGCCGCGCCGCTTCACGAACGCGTTGCCGTAGTGCCGCAGCGCGTCCGGGTCGCTGCTCTGTTTCGTGGTGCCGTTCGCGATGTCGGTGTGGAGCGTGTCCAGCGCCGGCCCCATCAGGGTGTCCGACGTCGTTGGGAATTCGACCACCACGTCCTCGCCGAACTCGTGCGCCAGGTCTGAGATGTCGCTGCGCCACTCGTGTGGGTCGTAGTGGCCTCGGATCACGCGATAGCGCTTGTGCGCCTCACGGATACGCTCCAGCACCTCAGTGCGCGGCACCTGCCATCCGATGCCGTCGACACCCTCGGGTTTCTCCCACAGTCCGATCGTCCACCGGTAGCCGTCTGACATCCGGCAGCCGCGGAGGATGGTCGAGTCGGAGTTCAGCGACCCGTCGAACCCGAGCGTGATCGCTGTGCCATCGGCAGGTTCGGGGCCGTCCATCTGGGCATCCTCCACAGCCCTGAGCGCGATCCACGCATCCGAGGACGCCATGGCGCGGTTCAGGTAGTAGCGGGCACCCTCAGCCTCGTCACGGCACTCGGTTGGGTCCAGCATCGTCCGATAGGCAAGTTCAGGGGTCATCCACCCCGACACGGGGTCCATCGCCGCGCCGTACACGTAACGCAGCTGCGCCAGCGTGTGCTCGCGGTCCTCATAGATGCGGATCGGTCCCTTCGCCTCGCGATGGTGCACCAGCCATCCGGGGCCTAGTTGCTCGGCCTTCCAGCGCTTGTAGATCGTCTCCCAGACGCTCTCCTCGCCGTAACGGAATGCGGTCGTTGTCAGCAGCGCCCACGGTTCGTCACGCGACCTCTTCGGTAAGTTACGCATCGTCGTGGCGTACATGTTCCGCAGCTCCGGGAGCACGTACAGGTGCACCTCATCCGGCACGAGGAACGTCTCCTTGCCGCCGTCCTTCGACGCGGCGCCAGACGAACTCGAGCGGCACTCCCCACCGTTCGGCAGATAGATGTTGGTCGCTGAGCGGTAGTCGCGGATGCCCTTCACGCCGTCGTAGATGTCTGGGTGGTTGTCGTGTCCCCAGTCACCCATCACGAAAGCAATGTTTTGGAACGTGTTGCCCGACTGCTTCTCCTCGGTCGCGAGGCAGCGGACGAACGGGGAGTGGATCGGGCGTCCCACCGGCTGCCCGCTCGCATCCCAGCCGTCAAAACGCACCGGGGCCAGAGCCTCCGCCACGCCAATCAGGCCCGCGACCTCCGACTTCGCCCGACCCTTCGGCATCGACAGCACGCCACGAGAGATCAACCGACGCCCCGACGCCGGTTCGAGCTCGTAGGCGTCCACGATGAAGTCAAACATCTCGTCATCGAACATCAACGGCTGCCCCTCCACCGGCCCAGGGCCATGGCAGGCATACGCCTCGAGCCAGTCGATGACGGCATAGCCGAGAGAGCACTTCTGCCCCTCGAACAGGGGACGGAACATCAGCCTGCGCGCCGCTTCCGCGCCCGGTCAAGGCTCGACACCTTGCCTGCGGATGCGACCGACTCCACAGACTTCTGATAGGCACCCCTCGGACCCCGATACTGGGGCCGTCGACCCTCCACGTCCGGCAACCGCAGCGCCGCCAGCAGCTGCTTGAGGACCGTGGCCGTCGCGTTCGCCTCACGCAACGCCGAGTTCACGACCAGGCTGGTCACGCCGTTACCGTCCGTCTCAATCGACAGCAGCACGTCATGCTTGCCACGGATCGCCGCATCCAGAGAATCGAGTCGATCCTTCGCCCGGCACGCTTCCTCCAACTGCACCAGCTGCTCCGGCGTCAACTCGAACACGTCCGCCACGCCACGCCACAGAGC